AAAATTCTCAACAACAGAAATAGCTTCTACTCCGATTGCTTCATCATCGTCTAAAATAAGTTCAATTAGTTTCATATTTATATAATATTTTTTAAGTGTTATTTTATATTTTAGTCTCCTAAACTTGCATCATTTACAATATTTCTATCCATACTTTGAGCAGTTGTTACATCGTTTGCTACAACGTATGCTTGTACTGGTTGTTGTGATTGCCCTCCAATGGCAGATGCTAATTGGTTTGTATCACTTTGACCAACTACATTAAATGATGGTGGTGTAGATGCTCCAGTTGGTACTGATGGTTTTGGAACACTACTAGCACCTCCTCCAGATGGATTTACACTTTTTATTGATGCTATGTTTTTTAAGGCAATTGCACCAGCTAAACCAGCTTGTATTGCTGGATATGCTGGGAAGGCTAATGTTATTGGAGATTTTTGTGCAGTTGTATAAGCATTTTGAACACCTTGAACACCACTAATTGTTGCACTTGCAATAGCCATTGCTTTTCCAACCTTACTATCTTTACCAGCTAATTGTGCTATTTGATTAAAAGTATTTTGTGCATCTCCAAGAGTTTGTTGAGTTCTTAGTTGTTGTAACTTTATTTTTTGATTTTCTTTTTCTTCTTGTGCTTTATCAAACTCATCATTTAACACTTTTAATTGTGTTTTATAATCTGTTTCTGCTGCAAGTAATCTTTCTTTTTTTATTACATCGTCTGTAATTTCCCTTTCTATTAATTCTCTGTTTAATTCATATTGTTGCTCTAGCTCTAACCTTTCTCTTTCTATTTCAGATTTACCAAGTAAAGCAATTTCATTCATTATTTCTTTTTGCTCTCTTAATAAAGAATTTGTATTTGTTTGTTGCTCACTTCTAAAGCCAGTTATCTGTGCTTCAATTCCAGCTTGTTCATTAAGTGCTTCTTGATATGCTTTCTGTAACTCTATGTTTTCTTTATTCTTTGAAAGTTCAGCAGCAGCAGATGCAACTGCAATAGCAGCATTTTCTTTCATTGCTTTTTCTTGTTCATCTAAAACTAAAGCAAGCTCTTCGTTTGCTTTTATTCTTTCTTCAATACTCTTACTTTCATCGTCTCGTATTTGTCTTAATTGCTCTGCTTGTCTGTCGTACTTCTCAACTAATCCTTGATTTAATACTGCTGCTAATTCTGCTGACTTTGCTAACTCTACATTTCCTTTTGCAGCTTTTATAGTTTCACTTGCATAATTTGAAATAGCTTCTGCACTCCCTTTAACAATCTCTACACCTTTATCAAAAGAATCATTAACTCCAGTAAGTACATCTACATACTCTTTCCCAGCATTTTTAGCATCTTCTAATGCACCAGCAAAATCTCCACTAAATACTTTCTTTACTGCACTTGCGATATATCCAAGAGTATCTAAGAAACTTTCAAAACGCTCTACAATGTTTGCCTTTATACTTGCTCCTAACTGCTTAACACTTTCTAAAGGGTCATCAAAAATAGCTTTAAAAAAGTCTGTTACTTTTGTTCCATTGTCTATAACAAATCCTACAAAATCATTAAAAGCAATGCTTAGAACTTCAAATGTTGTATTAAAGAAATCAGCAGCCTTTTGATTCTGCATAAAAATTTCTTTTAGAGTAGCAAAAGCAGCAATTGCCAAACCAATACCAGCAGCCTTTATCGCATTTCCAATACGTCTTACTCCTTTAGCTGCTAGACTAGAGGACTTCTCTACTTCTTTTAAAGACTTAGCAGTATCTTTATTTGATTCTGTGGTTGTTTTGTTTAATTTCTCAACACTTTTTGCAACACCATCAATTCCTTTTAGTGCTTTGTCTGTTTTTGCTTCTAGCTCTACAATTATTTTTTCCATTCTCTTTTTATTAATTCTTTAAAACTATCTGGAAACTTGTTCTTTCCCTTTGCTATTTGTACTATCTCAGATTTACAATCTGTATCTCTTAGTAACTCTAATATTTCTTTTATCATTATGAGGTTGTTGCATTAAAAGTTGTTGTTGTTGATACATTACCATTAAAGTCTGTTGCAGTTACTCCAAAAGCATAAGTTGTTCCACTTGTTAAACCAGTTATGGTAACACAATAAGTATCTCTATATGGTGTTGCAGTAACCCTTTGTACAAGTACTCCATCTTGTGTAACAGAATAACTTTTTACACCTACTCCAGTATCAGTTGATGCTGCCCAACAGAAATTAATTGTAGTTGTTCCAACTATTGGTGTACCAATTACTGGTGCAGTTGGTGGTGTTGTATCTGGTGGTATTGCTGGTGCTGGTGGTGTATAGATATCGTTTAACAACTCTAAATCAGATTTACCAGTAAGCATATTTGTCTTAATACTATTTATCTTATAAGTAGTACCACTAATATTAAATCTGTCTGCTAGTGTATAATTAAGTAAGATTCTTAAAGGTAAATATGCAGTTACTTTTGTTAGTCTGTTTGTTGCATCAAATACATCAGAAATATAATCTTTATGGTATGCTTCAAATAAAGTATTTGTAAAGGTATTATCTAAAGAATATTCATTTATCTCATTATTAAAGTTTATATTATACTTGCTTGTTGATGATGATAATGCAACACTATTTGATGGTATATTATATTGAGTTACTTCTAAATGGCTACTTGTTGTATCTAAAAAAGATATACTTGTTGTATTTTGTAATATAGGATAAAACAATAAAGGTTTACCATAATAAGGAGCTTGATTGTCATCTACAAAAAACCCATATTGAACAGTTGTTAAAGCACTTGTATTTGTATCTATTAACCTCTCATATTTTAATTGAGAGAATGGTGTTTTAACCTTGTATATTTTACCATCTAAATTTTCTCCACTTGTGTATTCTGTCTTTGCCCAAGTCTTATTGAATAGTTGTGAATGTTTAGCAGCTAATAATGTTTTTGTATCTCCGTGTTCAAACGTTATTTCTTTAAATGGTAAAGCAACATTAACAGAGCTTTTACTTCTATCAACAAATTCTGTTACATCATAAGAAACACCACCAGCATAAAAATCATCTAAGGTTTTTACAATTACTTCATCTGTATCATTATCAATATAAGATGTTAGATTAAACATTTTAAAAATACCAGTTAGAAAGTCTATTATTTTTAAGTCTGGTATCTGTTGTGTAATAATAAAATCAAAAGCATTTGTGTGAGAAAATGCAGCAGACGTATAAGTATTAAACACTTCTAAACCAGCTAAAAGTCTATATCCAATATCCCAAGTAACTTCTGAGAATGTGATATTCTGAGATGATTGTATAATAACATTATAACTTCCTTGTGATGTACCTAAATCATCTTTTGTTATATCTAAATCTCCAGTTACACTTCCACTATTGTAAATTTGTGTTCCGTTTAATTGTACAGAAACACTATAAGAAAAACCACTTGTTGTTCTTAGTTTTAAATCTAATTTACTATATCTGTCTGGAGTACCACCAACATATAAAGTTGATGTGTTTGACATTAGTGTTATAGTTTGACTTGCACTTGTAGTAGTCCAAGTATTAACCAAAGATTCTACTTCTGTTGCAGTTGGAGATTCTACATACCCTTTCTTTCTATGCAGCCACATAAATAAATTGTAGTATGGTGTATTTGTACTTGTAAAGAAATCATCACTAAAAGAAATATTATAATTTGTTTCTATTGCTTGTATGATAGTATCAATTCTTATTGCAAACTTTAAATCATCCCAAGAAACTCCGTGTAAATTAGCACCACCTCCACTTTCATAATAAACATTACCTTCTTCATTTGCAGATGAATTAGAGTTATAACCTAATCTTTGAGTATGTGTTATTAAGGGTGCTATAATATCGTTTGTTGCTGGGTTTGCTTGTAACTTTGATTTTACATTAGCAGCATTATAAACAAGTGTGTTTGAATTTAAGTCTGTTAAAGCTCCTAGTTTATCTTCTCCAAGTAAGTCTTTTAATGTAACTGTATTACCAGTAAACCTAACTTTGTATGAAGATGGTACATTGTTTTTTAAATCAACACCTTCTAGTTTTATTTTACCTTTCTTAAATTTTAAATAATTTAATTCTAAGGTTGCACTTACTCTACTTCTACCATCAAAACCATTTGTAATACTATTGTTATAATAGTGTTTAAATATTTTATTATTCTCTTTTGTTGCTGGTAATGTGAATGTCTTTGAATAGTCTGTAAACACTTTCTGAACGTCTTTTACGTTCTGTATTGTTTGTGTTAGTACAACACTTTCATCATCAAATAAATCTACTCTCTGACCTTCTATGTAAAGTTGTATTTTCTGCATTTATCTTATGTCATTTAAAACATTGTAAGAATTATCAAACTCTATTGTGTATTCTACCAACCTATCATTTACACTTGTCTTGTATGTGATGTTGCTTGTCTTTATATTGATTGGATATACTTGATTGTTTGGGTTTGTAATCCATACCTTTTCTGATAACATCATCTGCTTAAACACCTCGTTGTAAGATTCATTTACAAAACCACTACTTAAAGAAACTGATTCGTTTGCTACGATATTGAAATCTCTTTTTGTATGATTGTAGGTATTGTAAGTGTTGCTTGATGTTAGTGTATTTGCTTTGTAGCTTTCTCTTTTAGTAGTCATTTTCTCAACTGACTTTTTAAAGAAATACAAATCTTGTAACATTCCAAACTTATTTATAAATGTTGTCTTGTATGGTGTAAATCTACACTCGCTTAATTGTGATATTTTAACAGTTGATGTTTCTGCACCAGCATCTCCAGTATATTGAATAGTTGCCTTTACTGCTTGGTCATCAGCATAAGAAGAATATATTACCTTGTCTTGTGATTGGTCTGATAAAGTAAATGTTTCAGAATCTAATAACCCATTATCTGAATCATAAAATTTAATAGTTACACTTCTGTCTGTTTGAACTGGTATCTTTATCTCATCCCCAGACTTTATAAACATTTCGTTGTTGCTCATTAACAAACCCTCATACTCAAAAGAATAGTTTGCACCTTCTTCAAAATATCCATAGCTATTAAATGCTAAGTCTGTGCTTATTGTTTGTGACAATTGTATCCCATTACCATCTTTTGCAGTAAGTATTGTTCTTACCCATTTACAAGATTGTTCAGCAGAACCATCATAATCTCCATTAAAAGTTATATCTAAATAATCCCTTACAAGCTCAGATATTTCAAAAGATATTTTAGTTGTGTTTAGTATTATCTGTTTGCTTAAAGAATATGTAGGTGTGCCACTATAACCAGTTGTTTCATCTCCAGTATAAATCTCTATATCTAAAGTTGCAGTTGCTAAGTCAGCATCTGATACAGATAAAAAGTGTGGACTTCTTGCGTTAATTATTCCCATTTGTTGTAAATTTTAGTAGTTCTTCAACATCTAATTTGTATGCTTCTATTATGTCTTTATCTAAGTTTTTAAATGCTTTCTGAAATGGCTTAGTAAAAAACAAACTTGGTTTAATACCATTATTGTAAATGCTTCTTGCTATCATAAATTGTAAAGACTTTCTTGATATGAATTTACCATCTTTACCTCTTATACCTTTTAAACCTTTTCTTACTATCCATTTATCCATCTTACTTGGAGGTGGCATTTTGTTTGTATAAGCATAAGGTGTATTGTATTTCTTCTTTATACCACTTACACCCTTGTCTTGAAATATACCATAATCTTCCATTAGAAAGCTCATAGAGAAACTATTTGGACTTACGTTTAAGTCATAGTCTAAACTATTATAAAGTGCCTTAGAGCTATTCTTTTTACCCTTTGTTAGATTCGTTCTTGATTGTTGAATCACATACTTAGCAAATCTGTTCAGCTCTTGTTGTACGTTCTTTAACATATATTGATATCATTATTTACAAGCACATCAAAAGTCATTGCCCATCCAGCCATCTCATTTTCAAACCTATCATAGAAAGGCTCTAAACTAGGATTGCCATCTAACTGGTATAAGTCTTGGTGTAATGTACCACCTCTTAATACTTGTGATAGTTTATTAAGAACTGCTAATTGTGTGTTAAGTATATCTTGCTCATTATCGTTACCTACAAAAATATCTACTACTGCTTCTTTTGAAACGTCTACAATATCCATTGATAAAACAGATAGATTAAAACGCAAGATATTATCTTCGTTGTTTACGTTATTTACAATTATGTGTGATAAAGGAAATATAGTTTGTTTGCTTAAATCAATCTTTGTTATGTCTCCAGTAGTAACTGTATTTACATTTACGTCTGATAGTAATTGATTCTTTATTGTTTCCGTTACTTGATAAAACCCTTTCATTAGAACTTACTTTTTATTTGTTGTGCTTCAATCTCTGCTTTTTCTTTTGTAAATGATAGAAATGTAAAACATTGATGTATATTTAATTTAGTGATATCTTCAAGCTTTCTAACATCTCCTCCAGCGAGACTAAAAATTGATGAGTACCAACCCCATTTGTTTCCGAAATTAGCTGCTCTTGAATAATCTCCATTTCTACTTGATTGCTGGAATAAAGAATCGTATGCTTCGATAACTCTATCCCTAAATTGTAGAAAAAAAAAAGACTACCTATTGCTGCACCCAATGGCATATCTTTCATCTTCTCTGAATTATCAGCAGTATATTCTTCTATGTTATATTTACCTACCTTACTTGTTACAATTGGTCTATAAAGCACATTCATTGCAATATGCATTTTCTGCCAATCAGATGCGTTACCATCTAAGTCTACATACTCTCCTAAAGACATTTCATCTAAGTCTGGTATAAAACCATACTGAATACCATTTAAAGAAAACTTGTCAATGTGTGTTGGTGTTTCATTTAACATTTCTGTTAATATATCTACTATTGCTTCAACACTTGACATCTTTAATTTATAACTATCAGATAAAGGAATACCACAAAAGATTTCTATCATCTTAGCATTTAAAAAGCTACCCTCTTGATTTTCTTCTGCTACCTTTAAGAACTTCTGATATTGCTCTAAAGTAATTTCGTTTAATGATGTTGGTACGTTTATTTCTATATTCATATAATTATATAATACTTTTTTGTTAATGTTTTATAAAAAAACCCTTACAATTTTCATAGGCTTTTGTAAGTAGTAAGTAATGGTTAGGTTTTGTTGGCTTTGCAATCCTTACTTCCTTTCCAGTTTTGTGGTGTATAAAGCACTCTACAATTGCAATCATCTGTTCATTATTCATTTATCTTATAAAGTATTTACCAGCATTTGGATTCTTTAGTTGTGAAGATATTGCATAACGAGCTGCATCAATACAATGATTAAAAGCATCAATTGGTTTATTAATAGTATTTCCTTCTCTGTCTTTCATCCAAGTATATGATTGTAATTCTTTGATAAGATTCTTGCTTCTGCTTGTTACAAAGATTTTGTTTTGGTTTATTAGATTGATACCATATACAATTGAATCTTTACCCTTTGTACAAGGTAATATCTTATGTCTGTAACTTTTTAGTTCTGCAATTGATTTAGGCTCTGCTGAATCTGCATATATTATCTCTTGTATATTGTTTTGCTTTAATAAATTTGAGATGTCTATGTTTAGCAATTTCTTTTGGTATATTACCTCATCAAAGATATAAGCATCATTGTATTTGTATAAAGCTACTAATGTAGTTGGGTCTGCACTATAACCAAAGTCCATTCCATAACATAACAACCTTGCTTCTGATGGTAGTGTTATCTCTTTCCAATCTGGAATACATACACCTTCTAAACTTCCTATTTGACCAAGTCCATATACTTTCCACCAGTTGCTCCAATACTCTGAATCCTTTGCTTTGTCTTTTGCACTCTCTATATCCTTTACAATCGTTTCTGGTAGAGCTTCATTGTCTTTGTATGTTAATGTAATAAAGTCTGCATCATCGTTGCCTACAACTTCTTTATGTGCCCAAAAATTAGCAGTTGGATTAAAGTCAATCCATATATCTCCAGATGTTCTTATGCTTAATTGTGTGTATGCTTCAAAGGGTACATTGTTTGCTTCGTTTACATACAATACATTTCTTCTTGCTCCTCTTAGTTTATCTGGTTGTTCAACACTAAAAAATTCTATGTAACTACCATTGGTAAATGTGTACTTTAAAGATGACCTAT